GCGGTAGCAATATTGCAGGCAGAGAAGGTTATCGCACAGGCCAGCTAGTAGATACTGCGGTAGGAGCGATGGACTTTGCGCCTGCTCTTGGCGATGCAATGGGTGCAGGTGATCTGAGGCAGTCTATTGGCTCTGGTGATCTGATAGGTGCTGCTGTAGACACCACGGCTTTGGCTGCTGGAATGTTGCCAATTTTAGGAGACGCTGCTGCAAAAGGTATAAAGGCAAGTGAAACCAGCCTAAGAAGTTACATCGATGTCCCGACAAGAAGCGATTACGGGCCGGTAGTACAGACCGCTGAGGCTGGCAGGATTGTTGAAACACCGCCCAGAGATTTTAGGAACGAAAAAGGTTACAGCACTAACCCGCTAATGGCTGCGACTGACTTACAGTCAAGACCAGAAAATATTGCAAAAGGATCGTATCGCGGTCTAGTAAACAGATACGAAACTGATCCAGACTTTGCAATGCGGGAACAGGCTCGACTGCTGGGCGGTAGATATACTCAGCCTGACAATTTGTTTATGCAATCTGCGACTTACGAAGACTTGCTAGGAAAGCCTCTGGTGATTTTGCCTGCTGACAAAACAATTTACGGAGAAGTTGATAGAATAGCTGGAATCGACATTGATCCAGTGCTGGTAGAAGGAGGCCCGCAGCATTTAGACAGATATGGTAACTGGATGAGCATGGGCGGCGCTGCTAGAAGCAAGCAAGCTCACGTTAATCGTGTGCGAGAAGAGACGCAGCAAGACCCAGTATTGATGTACACAGCAATGGCAAATCCCGGCTCTAATTTTTCTGTGCCGCCGTCTCAAATTGCTGTCAACATGATAAAGCAACAAGGTGATTTGACCAGAGATCAGGCTGTTATGCTGGACTCGGCTATTGCCAACTTAAATCCAAATAACAAAGACCTGAAAGGAATACCAGAAAGTTGGCCCGGTTATGAATCACCGGAGCAGCTATTGGAATGGCTGACAACAGATTCTCCTACTGCTTCAGCAGGAAACAAGCGTAAAGCCTTTATGGGAGATGCAATATTAAACAAACCAGCTTTTCAAAAATCAGGGTTCCCAATACCAAATGACATTTACTCTGTTGTCAATGAGCAAGAAATGATGAATATGCCCAAAGGCATGAGCGGTGCTAGGGCTATGGTATCAACGGATATAAATCCATCTGACATGGTTGTTGATCCAACTCTGAATAGGTCTTACAACACGATTATTCCGAGTCAAGGCGGAATTGCAATAACGGAACCAATGGTTCCTTATGATGTTATGTATCCTGATCCAATAGCGGCAAGAGCTGGCAGGCATGACCCGTACAGGTCTTTTCAGACATCAGGATCGGCTCAAGATTATCAAATGGCTAATGAACAATGGCTGGAAGGTGTATATCGGAACTTAGAATCTCGTGGATTAAAATAGATTCGTGTTCAGTAAAGCTGCCAGATTCGAATATCTCTTCTGCGGTTAAAATACCTTCAAAATCAAGGTGTCCAAAGCAGTCAAAATACTTTTTAATTAAGTCATCCATTGAGTGAGTATAACAAAGTATACGAAAGTGTTAAACAAGTGCATTTGCAATAATTGCTTGCAAAAGCACAATATGTGGTATAGTTGGGATACAGCGAACTCCACGCTTACTTGGAGGCACGGAACGTCACCGTTTATTTGACGGCATTTATGGAAGGTAAGATGGAACAGGAAGATATTGTCGATGAGGCTGAAATAGAGCTTGAAGACGTAGAAACCGAAGGTCAGGAAACTGGCTCCGAATCATCACCGGATACTGAGGAGGCTCAGGAAAAACAAACCAAACCTGTCTTTGACGATAGGCAGCAAGAGGCGTTTGATAAAGCTATAGCTGAGAAAGTTTTCAAGCTCAGGGAAAAAGAGCGAGAAGCTGAAGAGCTAAAACAGCGTTTATCAAGCCTTGAGCAGCAAATGCCAAAGCAGGAAAGGCCAAACGTGCCGAAGGAGCCGGACCCGTATGCCCTGAGTGATCAGGAGTATCAGCAACAGCTCCGAATGCGCGATGAAGCCATAGCTAGACAGGCTGCATTTGATGCACAGCAGCGCTTCCAACAACAGGAAGCACAGCGTTTGCAACAAGAGCAGGCAATGAAACAGCAGGAGGCTTTGAACGAGAAGGTATCTACCTACTCGCAGCGAGCTGTCCAGCTTGGCATTACTAATGAAGAGTTACAGGCAGCGGGTAATTCCGTTGCTGCGTTTGGCATCTCGGATGATGTAGTCAACTATATTTTAGAGGACGATCTGGGACCAGCTATAACAAAGTACCTCAGTCAGAACGTAACCGAGCTAGACACCATCCGGTCTATGAGTCCGGCGCAAGCTGCGGTGAGGATAGCAACTCATGTACGAGAAAAGGCTGCTGCATTGAAACCTAAAGTAAATGCCGCTCCTGATCCGGTTAATCAGCCAGCAAAAGCTGGTGTTGCGCCTAAAGCGCGAGGACCGAAAGGAGCAATGTTTGAATGAATGAGGTGATCCGAAAATGGCTAATAATCTTAATAGCAATATTACCCGGAAAGTGGCCCGTGTCTTTTTAGAGGCATTCGAGTCCAGCCGGGTTGTAACAAAGACCGTTGACACTCAACTCCTGAGTGGCAAATTCAACCCATCAAGTGGTAGCAATGTAGACTTCAAGCGTCCACATGACTACAACTCCATCCGTACTTCTGGCGGTAATATTTCATCCGCTACAAAGTCAGACATCATTGCTGGTAAAGCAACTGGTACTGTACAGAACTACTTCACCGTAGCCACTGAGTGGGGAAACGTCGAAGAGGCTCTGGAACTCGACCAGTTGGAGCAAATCCTTAACCCAATGGCACGACGAATCGTAACCGATTTGGAGATTGACCTTGCGAGCTTTATGCTCAAGAACGCATCTTTAAAGTATGGTGCTCACGGTCAGGCTGTTGATGCTTGGGGAGATGTAGCTGGTGCTGGTGCACTGATGGATTCTATCGGCGTACCTGCTGCTGCAGAACGCTACTACCTGATGAATCCTTTTACTACTAGCGCACTTGCTAACATCCAGCAAGGTCTGAACGCATCAGATCAGTTGGTTCGTACCGCTTGGGAGAATGCACAAATCTCTCAGAACTTTGGCGGTCTGCGAGCGCTGACATCTAACGCTCTGTCCAGCTTTACTGCTGGCACTGGCGCTGACCGTGCGGGTACTCTGTCTGCGGCTCCTGACGCAACTTATGTCACAGCTAAAGACACTATGACTCAGACTATCGCCGTTACTGCTCTCCAAGCAAATATGGTAGTTAAGGCTGGTGATATGATCACAATCGCTGATGTGAACCGTCTGAACCTAGACACTCGCACAGCTATGATTGACGCTGCTGGCGCTAACGTGCCGTGGACAGGCGTTGTAACTGCTGACGTTACTCTTAACGGTAGTGGTGCTGGCAACCTTGTTGTTGCTGGTCCTGCGATCTATGAGGCCAATGGTCAGTACAACACTGTAGACGCTGCACCTGCTAACGGTGCTGTAGTTACCGTTCTTAGTGCTTCAGCTACTCTGTACCAACCAAACTTGTTCTTCACTAAGCAAGCATTTGGAATGGGTACTGTGAAACTGCCTAAGCTCTACTCTACTGACACTATTGCTACTACCGAAGACGGTATGAGCATTCGAGTTAGTAAGTACGCAGATGGTGATGCCAACACCCAGAAGATTCGTTTTGACTTGTTGCCTGCATACGCAACATTCAATCCGTTTATGGCTGGTCAAGGCTTCGGCGTAGCATAATCCCTTGAGACGTTATGGGAGCTGTTTAGTATTCGGCTCCCAATTTTTTTATGGCTAAACCGAGAAAAGGCAAAGCTAAAGTTAAGGTCACCAAAAGCGGTAAGCGAGTCTCCTACGGGCAGGCTGGCGAAGCCAAAGGAGGTGGTCCGAGAGTCAAGCCGGGTACAAGTAAGGGTGATTCCTATTGTGCTCGGTCTCTTGGCATCAAGAAAAGATTGCCAAAAGAAAAGCAAAACGATCCCAATACTCCTAACAACTTGAGCCGCAAGCGCTGGAAATGCAAGGGCGCTAAGTCGATGAAAAGCAAGGGTGCTAAGTATGAGTGACGGTCTATATTCCAATATCCACAAGAAGCGGAAAAGGATAAAGCGGCAAAAAGCTCAGGGCAGAACACCTGAGCGCATGAGATCGCCGGGAAGCGCTGGAGCGCCTACTGCTGGCGCATTCCGACAGAGTGCGCGTACTGCTAAGAAGAAAAAACCAACATTTGAATAGGAGGCAAAAATGCCAAACAAAAAAGGCAAAAAGAAAAAACCATACTAAGCGCGGAGAGTGACAAATGGCTAAAGGTGTATCGCATTATACAAGGAGCGGCAAACTACACTCTGGTGAAATGCACAAGATGGAAGATGGGACGTTGCACACTGGCAAATCGCATACAAAATCTAGCGTTCAACTATTTCACTTAGGCGAATTGTCCAAGTCTGTGCAAAAACGTATAAAGCAAAAAGGAATGAATTTCGAATAATGGCTACTGTGGCGCAGGTTGCAAAGGCATCCTTACAAAGAATTCTAGTGCAGGCCAGTGAGGCACCGCTGCAGCCTGATGAGTATAGTGATTTCATATTTTCTATGAATAACTACATGACCGAGCTAGACGCTCAGGGTATCCAGCTAGGGTACACAGAGGTATCTGACTTAGGTGATGACGTAACGATTCCTACAGGCGCCCTGAGAGGCTTGATTGCTAATATGGCTATAGAGGTTGCGCCTGACTATAACGGCGTGATCTCTCAAGGTCTGGTGAAGGCTGCGCGGGATGGTTTTAACACAATGCGCCTGTTAGGGCAGACATTAGGTAAGAGCAAGAATCCTGCAACACTGCCGATTGGCTCAGGCAACGAAGATACGCTGTTTGGCTTTCCCGGACATTTTTACCCAGAGTCTGAAGAAGAAATATTGGCCGAATCTACTGGCGCGATAGGATTGGAGCTGAATACAAATGGTTGATAGATCGCAGGGCAGGAAAAAATCAGATTTTGTTGCGAAGACTTCGGTAGACGCTGGCGCGTTTATGGATTATTTCGTAAACGGCACAAACTACAAGATCACATACGCTAACTTTGTGGGAGGTCTCGGTGTTACAGGATCTATCACTCAAACTGGTGCGGCTACTGGGATTGCAGTCTTAGACATAGATGGATCAGTAAACAAGATTAGAAATATCGAGAGCGGTGCTGGGATATTGGCTAGCGTATCTTCCCAAAACGGTGTAGAGCTAAAGCATAACTTTTCCGCTGATTCTACTGGTAGACCTCTGCTCCTAAACACTACTGACGCTACTCCTGATATAGCCAGTATTGTTGGTGGTGATGGGATAACCGCTACTTCAACAAGTAACTACGTCACGTTATCAGCAGATGCTCTGCCGTATGCTCAGGTGCATATTCAGGGTAACTCTAACGCAACGACCATTGGAACGGCAGGAACGCCAGTTAAAGCCGCAGGCACGTTTACGGTGGGTATACAGTCAGGTTTTACCGGAGATACTACTGGCAAGATTGTCTACAACGGAACAACGACTAGAGTAGTTGCTGTCCACGTTACCGCTACTATTAAGCCTGCGTCTGCAAACAATCAAGACTTGTTTATACAGATTGCCAAGAATGGCACGGTAGAGGCTGGATCTAAAATCGTTAGAGAAGTAGACACGGCGCAAACAGCAAACTGCTCTACGTTTTTCAATGTGTCCTTAGCTCAAAATGATTACGTTGAATTGTATGTTGGTAACGCGACCAGCACAGATAATGTGGTAGTTACTGATGCAATTCTTGGATTAGTTAATTAATGCCAAAAGTCATCCTGCCAATAGCTAACGGGTACTATGAGAGCGATTCTCTGCCGATATCAGCGCAGGAATGCACTAACTTATACCCAAACATAGCTCAGGCTCCTGCGTTGAATCAGGAGACTCTCTTCGGCACTCCCGGACTTACTCAGGTTGCTAGCGCAAGTGAATTAGATAACTGTCGTGGCGCACATGAGATGAATGGTGTGCCTTACTTTCTGATCGGCAGTCACCTGTACAGTATGGCAGAGGACTACACTCTTACGACAAGAAGCAATGTGGCGATAGGTGGTAGTGGCAGGGTGTCAATGGCTGACAACGGAACGCAGTTATTACTGTTGGTTCCGGGCGGTGCTGGATACATCTACAATCACGTTGCTAATACTTTTGCCCAGATTACTGATTCTGATTTCACGGCTAACGGTAATCCGCAGCAGGTTGTGTTTATTGACGGGTTTTTCTGCCTCACTACTGACACCAAGAAGTTTATTGTAAGCGCACTGAATGATGGTTTGGCGTATAACGCGCTAGACTTCGGCACTGCAGAGTCGGACCCAGATGAAATTGTTGCTCCGATAGTCTTCAAAAACCAGCTATTTATCGGCGGTTCGCAGACGATAGAAGCATTTCAGAACATTGGCGGCGCTGACTTTCCGTTTCAGCGCACTGGTTTGTTCCTAAGTAAAGGTATATCGAGCCCGTTTAGCATTCAGTCTATCCAAGATACGTTTGTGTTTGTTGGTGCTGGTGCGAATGAGTCGCCTGCGATCTGGGCGCTAAATGGTAACAGTGTAGCCAAGATATCTACCACTGCGATAGACAAAGAGCTAAGTGCTCTTACTGAGGCCCAGATACTTGATATATATAGCTGGGCATACGCAGAAAAAGGTGCGTATTTTGTTGGCTTTGCGCTACCCGGCACTACGTTGGTTTATGACACGATCAGCAAGCGATGGCATGAAAGGAAGTCATTTGTTGATGGCGCTCTAGGTGCGTATCGGGTAAACGCTTTAGTCCGTGCATACAATCAATTGTGGGCTGGCGATCTGGTAGATGGAAGGGTTGGCCTGTTAGGCCAGAATGTGTACACAGAATATAACACTGAGATTCGCAGAACTATCGTAACTCAGCCGTTTCAAAGCAATATGCAGTCGTTTGTCCTGCCAGAGCTAGAGCTTACAGTTGAAAGCGGTGTAGGTAATTCGTCTGCTGTGGACCCGAAAGTGGGATTAGAGCGGTCTGTAGATGGTAAAATATGGTCAGATGCTAGATACCGCAGCATTGGTAAGGTTGGCGAGTACAACCGTAGGGTGATATGGAATCGCAACGGCAGGGCTTCGCGGTTTGAGCTGTTTAGATTTACGATGAGTGAGCCTGTAAAGCCAGTATTTATACAGATGACTGCTGACATTGTGGCAACGCAATGAGCTATAAGCTAAACGCGGCTCAGCCGATAGTTGATGCTAATGGCACGATGGAGCAGCCATTCAGGCAGTTTACGCAGGAAGCGGCTTTATCTATACCGATAACAGGTGCAGGAAGCCCAGAGGGTGTAGTTGAAGCGGTACAGTTTAGTTTATATCTCGACACCACTGGAAGCGCGGGATCAATTCAATATAGAAAGATGCAGCCAGAGATCGGTGGTGACCGAAGCAAGGGTTGGATAGCGGTTTAGGAGAATATTATGGCAATACCATTTTTGGCACCATTAGTTGCGGCAGGAAAGGGCATAGCTGGCGCTCTTGGAGGCGCTAAGGGTTTAGCTGCCATAGGCGGCACGGCTCTTGGGTATATGGGCCAAAGAGATGCCAATAAGATAGGCGAGGAAGCTGCCGCTCAATCTGCTCAGCAGCGAGCAGAGCAAATGGCATTGATCAGAGAGTTTGGTCAAAAGGCGTTAGAGCCATTAGCTCCAGCATATCAGCGTTCTCAGGATATTCGGCAAGAAAGCGCAAACAGGGCTCTGGCTTTAGCTGGTTCAATGTTTAGACCGCAGCTAGAGCAATTCCGGGAAGGTAACTATATGGCTCAGCAGCGAATCGCTGAGGCGGTTCCTTTTCGTATGTCAGCTCTTCTTGGAACTGGTTCATTGGGATATATGCCGCAGGCTCAGAATGTCGGCGGTCAGTTAGATTACGGTGTGCTTGATCCGCTTATGAATCCAGAGCCTATGCAGTTTACTCCTGTTCCGGGCGGTCAGGGACAAGCCACACAACAAGCCACACAACAAGCAGCCGCGCCAGTTGATCAAATGCAACAAGCAATGCTGACATTCCAAAGCGATGGGCAGATACCGTTATGATGAGAGGCAAGCGAGAAGATACAGAGGGCGTAAGAGAAGCCGAGTTTATTGTTCTCGATTTCATTAAGTCTACGCCAAATGCTACGGTCCCAGAGATCGCTAGGCTTATTGATGATGTCGGCGCTGATCTTAATTACATTGCAAATGTGATGGGTGTTGACCCAGCAGTTGCGAGACAGGCTTATGATCAGGTTATAACTGATGCGCCTCCTATCCAGCAGGTTATTGAGAAGCAGGTCCAATCTGAACCTGTGAACACTCCCACTCGTCCTCTTGATGAGGTGATAGACACTTCTCGCCCAGCATTTACACAAGAAGATATAAACAGGGCCGTAGGTGAGCTATCAAGCGGTGCGAAGACTCCACAGCAGGTTGCTCAAGAATATGGCGTTAGCGTTGATTACGTTAATAACAATCTCGGCAGAATACAGAATCAGGTGTTTGATGATTTGCTTTCTGGAGCAACAACTGCTCAACAGGTAGCTGACCAGTATGGTTTAAGTCTTGATTTTGTAAACAGCGCGTTTGATCGCATAAGAGCAGAAAGAGTGCCGCCTCCTGTTACACAGCCGCCTGTAACGCCTCCTCCTCCTGTAACTCCTCCTCCGGTTGTTTCGCAGCCTCCGGTTGTTGCGCAACCTCCCGCAGTTATTACAGTACCTGATGCCAACAATCCCAACCTTTTAAGAAACGCACAAACAGGCGGTATGGCTGGCGCACAGCTACCCGTAGGTTTAGCAGCAGCAGAACAAGCTGCGTTAGGCGGCGCAGGAAGGGCTACAGGGCTTTTGGGAACTACCGCAGGCGCAGCAGGCAGAGAGCTAACTGCTGGCACACTGGGCGGCATAGGAGCGCTCAGAGGCGGTATAGGCCAAGCTAGACAAGACATAATGCAGGGTACTCAAACTGGTATAGGCGCTCTCCAGCAAGCTCTGGGAGGCGCTAGAGCTGACATTGAGTCAGGATTCACTGGAGGCCGTGGAGACATACAGCAGGCTCTCTCTCAGTCCAGAGGAGATATTCAATCCGGTTTTGGAAGAGCTGAGGCAATGTTTGATCCATACGCTCAGGCTGGCGGTCAGGCGCTACAACAGCAACTGGCACTGTCTGGAGCGTTAGGCCCAGAAGCATTCCAGCAGGCTTATCAAGAAAGCCCACAAATGCAATTCCTACGAGAGCAGGGTGAGCAGGCAGCTCTTCGCACAGCAGCCGCTAGAGGCGGCGTGGGTGGCGGCAATGTTATGAAAGAGCTTGCCCGGTACGGTACAGGACTTGCTTCTCAAGACTTACAAAATCAGATAGGTAATCTTCAAGCGTTATCTGCTCAAGGGCTTGGCGCTAGAGGCAGCGCGGCTAATATTGCGACAGGTGGCGCTCAGCAGCTTGCGGGACTAGCCTCTGGTGCTGGTCAGAATCTGGCTAATTTATCTACTGGTCAAGCTCAGCAGCTTGCTAATCTGGGTGTGCTTGGCGGGACCACAGAAATGCAGGCAGCTACACAACAAGGTACGCAGTTGGCTAACTTAGCGCAGCAGTTGGGTGTCAGCGAAGCTGATTTAAGAACCGGACTAGGTGCAGGCCGATCCAATATTGCGTTAGGCATAGGTACTCGCGCAGCCGACCTTGCTGCTCAGACAGGGCTTAACGTAGCAGGCATGAGGACTCGCGCAGGCGAACAGTTAGATAGAATGATTGGCACAACATCATCTCAGATAGCTGATCTACAGCAGGATCAGGGCGCTCGCTCGGCTTCTATGATTGCGGCCCAGACGAACTACATGAACCAGTTACAGCAGTCAGCAGCAGCAGGTGATGCGGCAGCACAGACTGAATTAGCGCAGTTGCAGGCTCAAGGCTATAGCAACATAGGTTCTCAGCTTGCTGGCACTCCGCAAGCGCAGACGTTTGTCGGTCAGAGCCCTTTGGCTGGTGCATTAGGCGGTGCTGTAGTTGGTACTCAAATAGCTGAAATGTTTCCAAGCGAGCAGGCAGCTCAAAGCACTTTTAGAATAGGCTCTGGGTTTGCTCCGGGCTATTTTTCTAACCCAATGAATAGCAGCGTAATGACTGCGCCTCAAGTTTCTCCAATGGCAAATATGTCTATGATTCAAGGATTAGCGTAATGGCTGACAACTTATCATTGCTAGGCGGCAGAATGCCTACACAGCAGCAAGGCCCAAAGCTAAGCACTGTATTGCAGGGATTGCAGGCTGCGTACACAGGTCAAGGCCCGCAGTTTCAGCAGCAGATGCGAGCTGAAGAGCAGTATCAGCGTCAGTCTGCTATGCAGGATTTTCAGATGCAGGAAACGCTTGCTAAGTCTGCTGCTCAGGACGCTGTAAGAATTAGAGGTTTGCTGGGTGCTGGGAATGTGAATCAGGCTATCGAGCTTCTGCGAGACAGGGCTCAGCTAGAAAATAGGATTGGCGCATCTAGTGATGCAACGCAAAATCTCATGCAGATGCTCATGAGCGATCCCGCGTCTGCTATACCATCGCTTGATTCCGCGATAAACAGCGCGTATCAGATCGGCCTAATACAGATGCCAGCGCTTTCTGAAACGCAAAAATTGCAAATGCAAGGTATGCAGGCAGATTGGAACGCTGCCAGAAACTCTATTGTTGACACAATGGAGGGAAACAACAAATTGGCTGCTGATGCTGTTACTGGCTTTAACAAGCTAGAATCTTTGGCTGGGTTTATCACAAAAGCGCAAGACAAAAATGCAACCGATATTGAAAAACGATCTGGCAGACAGGCGGCGGCAACTATTCTTACGATTATGGCAAGAATGGCAAGTCCCGGTGTTGTGACTGATAGGGATTTTGCTAATCAGGCTGGAGGTCAGAGTCTTCAGGCTGGTGTTATAGATTATATTAGAAATTTAGGTCAGTCTGATCCACAAGTTGCCTCTTTACTTGCATCTTTTGACCCAACAAATCCTGAATTGCTAGATGTTGATGCTTTAGTTGGTCAAGCTAGAGGTTTAATTACTGGACAAGCTCCATCAATCCTTTCGACTTATGCCTCTCAGAAACAAAGAGCGCAGGCTTACAATCCTAGTCAAAATTTCATGAGTGCGGAATTTGGAGCGTCTTCGGCGAGGAACATAAGGGACTTAATTAATGTTTCTTATGGTGATGCCTTTGACTCAAGAGAGTTTTTTAGAAACCCAACATCATACTTGGAGAGACAAATTCAAGATATGCCTGCCGTTGGGCCTAATACAACTGTTCCATCTGCAGCAGGATCGATTGGTGTCCTGCAATATGAAAGTGAAGAAGAAATGAATGCAGCCCTTCAGAGTGGGCAAATAACTGAAGCTGATGTTCCAAACATTAAAGTAAAAGCGTCTGATGGAAATTATTACCCAGCAAGATTTAGGGATTGATATATGGCTCCCCAAACGAAGACATTAATAGCAGATACAAGTCAGGCTCCTGTTGTTACTAGCGCTCCTGCGCCTCTAAGAGAGATAGGCGAGCCTCAAAGAAGTCTTGTAGCTGACATACCTCTTACGCCCGAGCAGAAATCTGCAAGAGAACTGTACCCTACAAGAGTGGGCGAGGTGCTTCCTGAAAGTGGAGTTGTCGCTCGCACAGGACTGGGTGCGCTTAGTGCTTTAACATTTGATCCAAACGAATTCGCGCAGATACTAAAGGTTGCTGATCCTAGAATACAGGTAAGCACAGGGCCAAGAGGCGGTGTTTACATTAATCACCCTGAGAATCCTCAGACCTATGTTGTTAATAAGCCGGGTTTAAGCTTAGGAGATGTTCCTCAAACAATAGCAGCAATTACTGCGGCAACTCCTGCTGGTTTTGGTAGAACTTTGTTGACCAGAGCGGCATTAGAAGCGGCAACGCAAGCTGCAATAGAATTAGCCCAAAGTAAAGCTGGTGGCGAGTTTAATGTCGGAGAGGTAGCAATGGCTCCGATGTTTAGCGTTGCTTCAGATTTGCCCGGAGTGGTCTCTGCGGGAAGACAAGAATCCGCAATGAGAGGTCAGGTAGCCGGAACGCTTGAAGAGGAAGCGGCTCCTGAAATATCTCGCGTAGCAAGAGAGGCAACAACTGGGCGGGCTCCGCAAGCTGCTGAGCGTATGGTTGATGTTGTTCGACCTGATCCTGTTAGGGCTAGGGCTGTTGAGGAGTTAGGATTAGAAGAAGTCACTCCAGCAAGGATGGTTTCTCAAAATCCTCAATATATTCAGGTTGAACAGGCTCTGGCTCAGATTCCCGGCTCAGCAATGGCTAATTCGGAGAAGCAGTTTATAGACCAACTATCCGCTAGGGCTGGAAACTTTATAGATGACTTTGGAGGAAGCCGGGATTTAATCACCGTAGATGATCGCATCAAGAAAGAAATGAGCGACACAATGGATGGGCTGAGAACTCAGTCTGATGCTCTTTACGCAAAGATTAGCGCAACAATTGACCCTAGAACTAGAATAAGTAATTTGCGTCCACTTAGGGACGCGCTTAGGTCAAAGGCAATAGATGCTGGCGGTGTAAAAAATTTATCTCAACCAGAGCAGCAATTATTTAGAGAAGTGCAAAGATCAATGTCAGCAACAGGTAGAGCTGGTCAGATGACTTACACTCGACTTGATGAACTTAGGAAGAAAATAGGAGAGCAATACGGCAACGCGTCGAGAGGTATGTTTGCTGGAGATGCCGCATCGTTTCAGCTTGGTAGATTGTATGACGCTCTTACAGAGGCGCAGGATCAGGCTCTTAGAGACATTGACCCATCTATGTCTCAGGTTTGGCAAACAGCAAAAGGTCTTGTTGCTGAAAGAAAAGGTCTTGAAGAGATAGCCAAGAATGTTGCTGGCAGGAATATGGAGAGGAATATTGTTCCTCAACTAACCAGAGCTATGAATCAGTTATCTCAGGGAAACAGTCAATTGTTCAAGCAGGTTATAGAAGCGGTCCCAGAAGGTATGAGACAAGAAGCTGTAGTAACTGCTCTTGGTGGTATTTTTACCCGTGGAGGCAGAACGAACGTGGAATTATCTCCCGGTCAATTTGCTGCTTGGTGGAGTAAAATTAAGAGAGACACTGGCGCTAGGGATTTGCTTTTTAGAAATCTTCCTTCCGGCGGCGCAAAGTATCTCAATAACTTAGCGTCTATATCAAAGGCTTATGCAGATGCAGCGGCGTCTGCTCCCAGAACTGGTATAACTAACGCAATGGAAATGATGAATAACGACAATGGATTCATCAGCAAGTTTTTTGGAGAAATACCTATAGCTGGCAAGTGGGTAAAATGGGCTTTGGAGTCTGCTCCAGAAGATACCCTTAAAGCCGCGAGTCAAATGATGGGAGATCCAACATTTAAAAGAATTATCGTTAGATCTGCAAAAGGAGAGCCCACAGATAGAGCTGAGGCTAGCTTTATAAAAAGCAAGGTATTTAATAACTGGGCAAACACTGTTCCAGCCAATATTAAAGAAAGAGCATTAGCCGTAGGTGTGGCTAATTACTTTTTGAACAGTACAAGCGGTGATGAATAATGGCTAGATTCGGCGAGATAAACGCACAATACTTTGATGACGCTGGCGATCCTCTAAGCAGCGGTAAGATATATTTCTACGAGACAGGTACGACTACTCTCAAGGATACCTTCAGCGACATCAACCAGACTATTGCTAACACCAATCCGGTCATTCTGAGCGCGGCTGGTAGGCAACCAAACATATTCTTCAGCGGTACTGCTAAGGCGATACTGGTAGACAAGAACGATGTGCAGATACTGGTCCGTGACCCTATAGGTCAGACAGCTAGTGTATTTGGTGACGGTTGGGTAGCTACGAAGATATACAGTGCTGATGCTGTGGTATTGGGTAGCGATGGTCAATACTACCGATCTCTCGCCGCAGGCAACCAGAACAACGATCCTACGTCTACGTCAGGATACTGGACGCTTCTCTACTCGGTAGAATGGAACGCCGGGATAACCTATCAAACTGGCGCAGTTGTTACTTACAACAATCTCCAGTATCAGAGTCTGCAGAACAGTAATTTAAACAACAATCCCGCCAGCGTTACGGCATACTGGGCAAGCATAGCCTTTGCGTGGTTATCTACTCGCACCTACGCTATCCACGAGAATGTGGTAGGCACAGATGGCATCTTGTACACCAGTTTGCAAAACAGCAACACGGGTAACGTCCCAGCCAGCTCTGGCAGTCACTGGGTAGGTACGTCAGCGGCAGCAGCGGCGAGTGCTACGGCGGCGGCAAGCTCAGCGACAGCAGCGGCTACCTCTGCAACGAATGCGGCTACTTCTGCAACCAATGCTGGAAACAGTGCAACAGCGGCAGCTTCAAGTGCAACCAGTGCTGCCTCAAGTGCAACTACCGCTACTACAAAGGCTAGCGAAGCAGCAACGTCTGCTACAACAGCCACTACAAAAGCTGCAGAGGCATCAACATCTGCCTCAAATGCCGCAACCTCGGCAACTAACGCGGGCAACTCCGCAACTGCTGCGGCCAGCTCAGCTACTGCGGCTGCAACTTCAGAGACCAATGCCGGGAACTCGGCAACGGCTGCTGCAACCTCTGCGACTAACGCAGCAAGCAGTGCTACAGCAGCGGCTTCAAGTGCAACCACAGCAACAACTAAGGCTAGCGAGGCGGCAACCAGCGCTACTAATGCAGCTACGTCAGAAACTAATGCAGGCAACTCTGCTACAGCGGCAGCGACTTCAGCAACCAATGCAGCGACAAGTGCTACAGCAGCGGCAGGAAGTGCTACTTCGGCTGCTTCGTCAGCCACAGATGCGGCTAATAAATACGATGAATTTGATGATAGGTATCTAGGCGCTAAGTCGAGTGATCCAACAGTAGACAACGATGGCAATGCGCTAGTTACTGGTGCGATTTATTTCAATACGTCTTCCAATGTGATGAAAGTATACGGAGGCTCTTCTTGGGCAAACGTAGCACCTACTGCAACAAGCATTACTTTATCTCAGGTGTCTGATGTCACAGCTACGGCAGCAGAGGTAAACGTATTAGATGGCATTCCTGCTGGTCTTACAGCTACAGAGTTGGGCTATGTGGATGGTGTGACCAGTAGTATACAAACACAGTTAAACAATATTTCTGTGACCGCTGGCACTCAAACCAAGACATACTCCGCAGGTGAAACATCTACTATTACCTTGTCGAGTAATGTGCTGTCTCCTGTCGTTGGAGTAACTAAAGAAGTGGCTCAGACAGGTGTAAGCAATAACGCTTGGGATGTAAATTCATCCTCAGAGAACTACACGAGATATAACACTGCTACTGCGACTACTTTGACACCTTCTGCTGTTGGTAATGGTACATTTACACTTGGGTCAGGGTCGTTTAGTTCTGCGGATGTTGGGAAAACAATTGTGGGTAATGGCGGAGTGGCAGTTCTTACCGCAACAAGTGGAGCCTATGTAACATCAACAAATTTCACAAACACAAACGCAATAGCTTCAGGCTCTTGGCAAATGTATGCAATGGTATTTAACACAACGGACGGTGACTTAGAGCTAAGTGCTTATAGCGATACTTATAATTTTAGTGCTCAAACACAACTTTATAATCCCACTTTTTATCAAGGCTCAGGCAGTGAAAGTGATTTTACAAGACCCGTAGGAATTCACTGGAATACTGCGGGTACTTATTTTACGACTATAGATAGTAATGGTGACAAATTATACACATGGGCAGCTAATGGTGCTTATGATGGCTCATCTTTTAGTTTAGATAACTCTCATAGTGTTAGCAGCCAGACAGGATCACCAACAGGGTTTTGCTTTCTTTACAATGGAGGTTCTTACAATAAATTATTTGTTGTTAGTGGAAGTACTATTTTTTCATACAGTCTTACTGTCGCACAAAGAGTAAATGGTGGTACGTCGTATGATAATGTAAGCAAAGCAAGTATGTCTGATGTAACTGGTGTTCTAGTGACTAATGATGGTACGCAAGTGTATTGTTGTGCTGATGATGGTGATATTTATCATTACACCATGAGTACTGCTAATGACCTATCAACAGCTTCAAACGCTGCTACTGGTGAGCAATTCCATTTGCCTAGTTACAGCAGTGCTACATGGAAAGATATGCAATATCAAAATAGTGGCACTGAGTTGTGGCTAATAGATGGCAGTAATTATATTTATAAATATTCATTATCTACAGCCTACCGTATAGAAACAGCAAGTTTTGTTGCTCGCTACTCCTTTACAGACCCACAAACTACAGCAGGATTCGCAATAGAAAATAATGGCTCAAGATTCTATACAGTAGGCGATTATGGAAGATTATATGGATACAGTATTGGTGCAGGAGTAAGCATACCAACTGGCTATCACGCAGCCCACACTATAACCTCCACAGACTCAACCTACTGGACTGACATCAACTCAATGACAGCAGATGAAGCTGCTGGTAATGGTGCTATCTACTACTGCGTATCTACTGATGACCGAACAACTTGGAAGGTTGCCAAAGGTACTGATGGTGAAAGAAACATTGCTAAGAATAATTCAGGAACTTGGCAGTATAACTCTAACGCGACTTATGGTTCAGAGACTTGGACTAACGCAACAGTCAATGCAGAGCTTTATGCCATACAGGAGGCGATGGGAACAGCAGCGAATCAAATGAACAAAACCCAGCTAGACGCTATCCCTGATGCTAATCACTTTACGTTAGCTAACGATCTTGATCTAGCAATCATATTCAACATGAGCAGCGGCTCAACAATTCCAAGCAGTGACGGTGTAGCTATCAACTATGATGCCAATGTCTTAAATCAAGGTGCAATACTAGGCACTGACTACACCTACGATGCGCCTGCGCAGAACAAGGTTAGGATAACGTCAACGAGCGCGGCTAACTTAAAGGTTAGGATTGTTTAATTTTGTGCGATGAAAAAGTACGTTGCGGTTATAGTGGCCAGCTTTTTAGCTTTCCCTGTCTTTGGACAGGACACTACGACTAACATAAACACGACTGCAACTAACACTGCAACGTCTACCGCTACGTCTACAAATACCAATAATAATAACAACGTAAACAGTAGCACGACTAACTATACTGGTACGTCTACGAACACTAATAATAACAACAACGTAAACACGAACACTAATACCAACAATACAGATTACACTGGTACGTCTACTAACGTAAACACAAACACCAACACAAACACGACAGATTACACCGGGCTAATAACTAATTTAAACACTAACACCAACACGAATAGCACCACTAATAACAGCACTTCTGTTAGCAGCGCAACAAACGTAAATCAAAATACAAATAACAGTACCAGCGTGAATACATCGTTATCTAACAGCACAAGTTTTCAGACTACAAACTCTGTGTCGGACATTAACGCAATAAATCAAAACAGTAACACCAACACCAACAGCTCTATCAGTAATTCAACCCAGCGAGTTACTCAGAAAGTGGAATCACCGCCTCCATCAGCTATTGCGCCGTCAATAGGCAGCTCTTACAGCCAAGACCTTTGCACCACAGGTATATCAGGCGCTGTCCAAACCCAAATACTTGGATTCTCTACCGGGAAGTCTGTTCGTGATCAAAACTGCGAAAGAATTAAATTGGGTAAGACCTTATATGATATGGGTATGCGTGTTGCAGCGGTAAGCCTCATGTGCCAAGACTACCGCGTGTGGTCTAGCATGATGTACGCAGGTACACCCTGTCCGTATGAAGGCAAGATAGGTGACGAGGCGAAACTCTTGTGGGAGGCCAACCCAGACAAGATACCTGAGCCTGACAGGAGAGTGCGGTGAAAAGGTTTGTACTGCTTTGCCTGCTTCCCGTGTTTGCGTCTGCCGCTGATCTCAGCCCAACAGGTATGACACAAGTCCTGAACGGTGTGGACGATAGTGCTTATCACGTTGAGCTTGGGCATACCTTCCCTCATCTGGATAAAGTGTTTACTGATGCGTGGATGTCCACCAACGGTTTTATTCTCCTCTGGTCGCCTACGAATAACCTTGGTCAGCAAACCCTGCCGACAGGTGGTCACTGCTGTGACGGATATAACTTTGGAGCGGGTACGCCTAATTATCTAGATAACAGAGTAGGGCAGTTTAGCTATATGCTTGCTCCATTATGGACAGATTTAGATGACACTAACGTGTTTGATGATGACGGTTACTATTATTCTACTAATACAGAGCGGTCTAGTTTTCTTTGGTACAAGGTCAGGGAATACAACAATCCTCTGGCAATGAATACCTTTCAGTTAAACATAGACAAGTCTGGAGGGTTTGAATACATCTACGATGACGTATTTATTAACAACCATGAGGTGTTTATAGGCTGGACAGGAGACACCGCAGCCGATCCGTTTTGGCACACTCAGCAGTTTTATGGAAATAAATTCACTATGAGTAGCACCTACGCCAACGCAACAGGAGCGCAGCTTATATCTGCTTATGGTGGTGATTTGTCTACTAATAGCTACAGCAATGGAAACTTTGGGCTTGTAGGTAGGCCAGATTGTACAAACCCTGCAAACGATTCAACTTGTGATGGCTACTGGGACGCGGTGGCGCAGTCTAGTGTGACCGATCAGTACACAGATAATGTGTTTGGCGATGAAGTAGAAGACTACTTCTTTACTGATAATCAAAGTCGTCAAGGACAGCCACAGACTACACCGCCGCCACAGCCTTATCAAAACACTTCTCAAGAGCGCGAGATGTTCGGGCTTGCTCCCAGAGCAGATGAGCCACCAACTGGAGAGCCTGAGCGTCCTGAGCAACAACGTCAGCAACAACAGCAGCAACCTGAGCCGATTGTAAGAACTGAACCTGAGCGCGTTGAAAGACCTGTAGAGGTAGCAGAAGAGCCAGTGCAGGTGGTTAGGGAATCAAGGCCCGAGCCACGCCCTGACCGTGCTGTAGTCCGTCAAGAACCCGTGGAAGTCGAGCGGGTGCAAAGAGAAGAGCGTGTAGAGATTGTTCGTGAGCCAGAACCCGAGAAAGAGGCAGAAAAAGTAATAGAGCGTGAGGTAATACGCCCTGCTGTCGATGTCGTGGGTATAGCTCTTAGCACTGTCGGGCAGTCAGCTTATCGAAATAATTCAGTCAATTCGCAAACACAGATGGTGCTTCAGGATCAGCAAGAGCTTGAACAGACAACAAGTGTTTTCAGCACCGAGGCTCAGATTACTCAAGTTGTAGCGCAACAAGCCCAGCAGCAGAAGACTAATACAATCACTACATCGGAGCTTGCACCGCCAACGCAGATGCAGTTTGAGAATGATTTTAATGACGCGATAGCTACAGGCCAAAGCGTAGGTCAATTCCTGTCAGCACAGCTTCCAGATTTCAGCAGGTTTGACGTCTCGCCTCCCAGTCAAGATGAGCAACGTACAGTGCAACGGGCTGAGACTCAGATACAGACTATGAGCCAAGCTGATGTACAGCAGAGCTTAGATAGTCAGCTAGAGAACTTAGAAGATACTGGCGGTTTTACCGATCAAAGTCTTGCGGTGTTTCTCATATCAAACAATCCAGCTTTCTCGCAGTACGACAACGTAAATATATCCGACAGACAACAGTTTTACTCGTCCACGCAGCCCTATCCATCGAACAGTATTCGGGCAAATCCATTAGGTGTGCTGCGCGTGACGGGTAATTCGGGCTATGACGATTTGGTGGATTTACAATGGCAGAGATAGAAGTTGGCGAGGTAAAGCTTTCTGGCGGTAAGTTACTGCTTGTTATACCGTTTTTAGGTAGTATTGGCGCAGCGATGTGGGGCGGCTTCGAGTTGTATCAGCGTTTGTTAGATGCCGAAGAAGCAGTAACTGCCTACGTCTCACCTGACTTTAGCTCGTATGATGAAGAATTAGCCGTACTAAGCACTAAATTAGATGCTGCTGAAGTCTTAATAGCAGCCGTTGAGCGAGCTTTAGATCAGGATATAGTTGAGCTAATGAACAACATTGACCGCCTACAGGTCGATATAGACGCCACAGAGCGCATTGCTAGAGGGACGGATGATTCTGTTGTCTTAGCCACGAGAGAGCTTAGAGATGACGTGTACGCTTTAGAAGAGCGTGTAAACGACAGTCTTAGAGATGTAGATAACGAACTACGAGCAATGCGTGATGACCTTGAGGAACGTATCCAGCGCATACTGGATAACCCTTTAAACGTGGAAGAGTAAATGGAATTTCAAACTGGATTTAACGTATTTTTAGCAATCATTAGCTTTGGTGGCGGTTGGCTAGTTAATCGTGTTTTTGTCTTGCTTGATAGAATCGACGCTGACATGAAGCAAATACCTGAGAAGTATGTTGCCAAAGATGATTACCGCGAGGACATCCGTGAGATCAAAGAAACACTAGGCGCTATTTTTAAGAAACTAGATAACAAGGCCGAGAAATGAAACTTGATCCTGTTTTACTAAATATGGCTGCAAGCTGGTCAGAGAAGGCTTACAACCAGAAGAATAAGGACGCCATAAAGATAGAAAACAAGATCACAGGAGCCACGGCTTTTGTAATCAAGCGCAAAAGCATAGATGTTATTGCTTTTCGAGGTACTGAGAAAAAGCTAAACGACATCATAACTGACCTGACTGCTATCCCGGTTCCGTATGCCGGAAGGATGTGCCACGCAGGTTTCGTTCTACAACACGCTTCTATCTGGAAAGAGATCAAGAAGCACATTGACCCAAAAAAGCGAACGATGTTTACAGGCCACAGTCTAGGAGGTGCGCTCGCAGAGATGTCTGCCTCCAAGATGAACGGCAAGCACGACAATATCAATCTCATCACATTCGGTAAGCCGAACACGTTTTTTAAAGGCTTTAAGAGGCCGATGAAGCTCGACAATCAGATATCCTGCGTAAACGGCAGTGATATGGTTGCACGAGTCCCACGGCTGCTCTACGGGCCTTCTAAGTCGCAGACAATGCTATACTTTAGCAATACAGGCCCAGACTATATAAATCCCAGCAAGGACACTAGAAGAGCTGACAGAGGCGGCGTGGCGGATAGAGTCGCTGACCACAGCATGAACGATTACAAGAAAAGGCTAAAAGAGTATCTTGATTCTCAAGAGAAGGTAAAGCCTATAAACCAAGAAGCTGCTAGGCAACTGGAGAAAATGAAATGAGACTGATCGGTTTATTGTTTGTTTTTACGTTATCAAGCTGCACATCTGTTGAACAAGTTATTGCTAACAAAGAAATATACTGCTCTTCCTTTTACAAAGGTGTTCGGGCAGTGGGCAGAGGAGCGCTTTCTGCTACGGCTGGCGTTATTGTTCCTGACGTTTGCGACACAATTGACACTATTGTGGAAACTGTCGAATGAAATTAGGCGGCTTGCTAAAGTCCCTTGCTCCGACTATAGCTAGTGCTGCAGGCGGTCCGATGGCAGGAATGGCTGTAAAGATGGCTGCATCTAAACTAGGCTTGCCTGAAACTGCAACTGCTAATGAAATCGAGGATTTAATAGAGCGCGAACCTGACAAAGCGGTTCTTGTAAAACAAGCAGATCAAGATTTTAAAACAAAGATCCGAGAAATGGAGATAGACCTTGAGTCATTTAAGACTGAGGTTGAGGACAGGAAGGATGCTAGGACTAAGTTTGCAAGCGATGTTACGCCTAAAGTCTTTTGCATTCTTGCTCTTATTTTGTACGGAGCTTATGTAATGACCGTGACTATTCTGCCTCATGATCAAAATGATGAGACCATAATCTCACTCGTGCTGGGCCAGCTATCAGGAATACTGGGAACCTGCGCGGCGTTCTTCTATGGAGGCTCTCAGAAGTGAATAAGATGGATAAGCTAATTGAACAACTAAAGCGCCACGAGGGCGTAGAGACTCACGCTTACAAATGCTCAAGCGGTAAGCTGACTATTGGCGTTGGTAGAAATATTGATCCAGAGGGCGGCATAGGGCTGGCAATGGAAGAGATAGAATACCTGCTGTCCAATGACATCCTTCGATGTATAAAAGAGCTTAGCGCTGAGTATCCGTGGTTTGGTCAACTAGATGAAACTCGTCAGGAGGCAATCATCAATATCTTCCTGAATCTGGGTGCGACAAGGTTCCGGCTTTTTAAGCGAGCATTAGCCGCGATGGAAGAGGGCAATTACGATGAGGCTAGCACTGAGTTTCTTGATAGCCGATGGGCAAAGCAGGTAGGCGGTAGAGCGTTAGAGCTTACCGATATCATAAGGTCAGGCGAGTATGTATGATCCTTATATTTACGTTTGTGAGATAGTGAAGGTTGTTGATGGAGACACTATTGATGTTAATGTTGATTTGGGTTGGTCTGTTAGTGTGCGTAAGCAGCGCATTCGTTTGTATGGTATTGACGCTCCCGAGTCTCGCACTAGAGATTTGGAAGAAAAACAATTCGGCAAAGCCTCTAAGAAGTTTGTCAAAGACTTTCTGAACAGCGATCACATACTTCTCAAGACGAGAGAGAAAGGCAAGTACGGCAGATATTTAGGTGATTTCTGCGTAGATGATAAATGGCTCTGCGATGAGATGATACAAGCTCACCACGCTGTCCCATATTACGGGCAGAACAAAGCTGATATAGCAGCCGCACACATCCGCAACAGAGCCTTAGTGAAGCTCTGAGCCGTAGCGGTCACTCTCTTCCATATACCTAAAGAACTCTTTGCTCCGAGCTTCATCACCAAAAACAAAATCTTCAAGATGTCCAAGGTTCCAAGCAAGCGTGGCGATGTAGTTGAGGTCACGGCTGTTAAAGTTTTCAGCAGCTTTCTTCAGCCATTCTTCGCAGTCTTCTGGATTCTTCAAAATAAAACTTATGCCTTCCATTTTGCGATCTCTTCGATATCTTTTAAATAACGGTATCCTAACAGCCTAGCGTCTGATTTTATTGGCCTAGTCTTAACTATTTCTCCGGCGGCGTAATCCTTTCCTTTTTTTGTGGTCCAAAACCATTCTTTGCTGCAGTAGCCCATAACAGCAATTTCTTCTTTGTCTATGTCAACGCAGCAAAAAATGTAAACATCACACTTTTGATGGTCTCGGAGATACGCCGTAACCAATCCGTTACCTGCTTCTCGCTTTCCGTACTTCGGCGCTCGACTACTTTTAACGTCAAATCTCAGACCTTTCACAATTAGATCGTAATCTTTGGAATCGGAAAAATCAAAAGAGATGCCGAGTCCATCTAATACCTGACAGGTAGCTAGCTCGCCAAGAGTGCCTGTTATCTTGCTGTTACTATTTACGCTTTGATGATTTAGCGTTTCAGGCTCGCCGTAGGCAATGTCTAACCAGTTGGGATCAATCTTCAGTATTATCATTCACAGGCCACGGAACGTGGATGCCGAACTTTTCGCCAAGGTATTTATTCAAAACTTCATACGTTTTAATGTAGTCTACTTTGTTTACCTTTGCGCTTGATTCTTCACCCGTCTGAGCCTTCTGCACGGGTTTCCACAAGTAGCTTTTAACAGCCTCACGGTTCCATTCGATCTCTGGATGATGCTCAAGCAGAACTCGTACATCTAAATGGCGTTCGTTCAGCTCAGCGGCTATCTGTTCGCACCATAAATGAAGTGCAGAGTTTTGCCTGATGCTCCGCTGCTTACCTGTCTTGCAGGTTATGACCAGATATCGGTCCTTTTGCCAAGCCTCTTCGATATGCTTCTTAACATTTTCTAGCTTATGCTCAGTGTTTACGATCCACAACTCACCCGTCATTTGAGTCTCCTAGTATTCAATGATGTCTATAAAACCAACCGCACCAGCATCTCTGACAGCCTTGATGCGCTTGTACTCCTCACGGTAGTGCCGTGCCACATCCTTCTTGTTCTTGTTGATGGTCTTAGCTAGGCCGATGTCGTTGCGTTTCTCACGCAGTATCTCAAGCATCGCCTCTCCTACCTTGTTGACCATCCATTTGTGAAAGTCATCCGGGTTGCCGCCGAGTTTCTGATGGCATCCGAAGCAATGAGCAAAAACATTGTCAGGGCAATATCTTATAGCCTTGTGCCGCCGAGAGAAGTAGTGCGAGGCGTGGAGCGCAGAGCTGTTCTCCTCGTACTTCTTCCCGCAGCATTCACAAGTCCAATCAGCAGCCTCTCGGACGCACTTGGAAAACCATCTATCTTCTGGCTTGATGGTTATCTTAGGCATCAGACTTCCTCACCTTTACAATATGAAAGCCGCCATTGGTGACCTGCTGAACGTCAAAGGTAATATCCTTGCCGCGCAGCCAGCCTTTGATTGACCAGTAAGCTCTCCGCATTTCATCGTAATCCTCAAACTCGATGGCCTGCGAGTAGCCCATCTCAACAAACGCTTTTACTGCTTCGTTTTTGATCTGTCGCTCAGCTTTCTCAAATTCGACAACTTTCATCAGAACGGTACATCCTCAGCTAATTTAATTGTTGCGTCTGGACCGCTGGCAGGATTAGGCGCTTCGCTCGCAATCTTTTCCCATTTCAAGGAAATAAATTTAGCACCAGTTTTACTGTTGGTATTTACCCAGCCTTTCAACTCATACCCGTATTGTGTCTTTTTTATCTGACCGGAATTTACAGCCTCAAACAGAGCCTTCATGTCATCCTCCGAAATGCTGGCGTAATACTGATCATCCTCAAACTTAGACTTATTAATGCCCATCAACTGGACCCATTCTTTTGGCTTGTAACTATCCATCTATCAATCTCCTTGTTTGTTTATCTGCTAATTGTGCGGCCTCGATAATTATCTTGGACGCTTTGTCGATCCATTCATCATCACGTTCTACTTTTAGTTTAAAATCATGATGATCTGGGTTGTAAGAGTAAAACCAGTAATAATCCAAGCCAAGCACCCACATAGTGCCTTGTACTTGCTGGAAATACTCGCTAGGAAGGCCGCCATCAAGCCTGTAACCTGTATGAGTATGACGCTCTGGGCATTTGATTTCGATGCCTGTATCGGCCCACAGGCCGTCTGGCGAGCACCCTACATCGTGATCGTCCAAAGCAATCATGCCAACCTGCTTAATCTCTATGTTGTGCAGCAGCTCAAATTTGCTTCGAGCTTCATCCTCTCGCTCAGTGCCTGTCTCCATTGATTTAGATTTGTAAGTTTCAATGGGTATAGGAACTTCGCGCTCAGCGACAACTTTATTCAGGTAGGTTTTGGCTGACCGACTTTTAGTGCCTGTCGTTGTAACTAAAAGTTTGAAGTTAGACGCAGTGATGAACCCGCATCTGCTTCTCAGCCATTCATCGCTGCCTTGCTCGTGATAGAAATATCTCATAGGAATGAGTCCTGCTGAGATACTTGCTCTCGCTCTTTGAGAATCTTCCTAAGCTGGCTTATCTGCTTGTCGCTTAGGTTCCAATTGTCAGCCTTCACAGACCGCAGGCAGGTCACCAGATTCATGCCAGCCTTCTCGCAGTCAGCCTTGATGCTGTCTATCTTTCCGGTCTCAGCAGGTTCTTCTTCGTGCTGCGCGTCATTGTCGTTCTCAGGATCGCCCAGAGCGAACAGGCCCATCAGGCAGTAGCGCTTGGCGTAGGTATAGCCAGTGCCACAGCCTTGCTCTGTCTTCTTTACCTTATCGACTAGCGTGAGCTGGGAGTGTGACTGACCGCTCTTCAGATGGATCAAAGTAATAGTGCAGCCTACCTGATCCTCGGCGTTGACATCAGTGAAGTAGTACACAATATCATCACCGAAACAGTCTCTGGCAGCATCGTTCAGAACCGCTACAGACCAGTATTTCTGCTTGGTATGCTTATTAGTTTGGTCTTTTTCTGGTGTGACAAAATTGCCTCTGCATTTGGCAAAGGACTTCCAAAACTCAATGTTTTCCATAGATTTTTCCCGTCAAGGTGTAAAAGGAAAGGCGAGTGTAGTTGAGTGTGACAGGCGTGTCAACAGGTGAAGAGGAGTGCGATCAGCCGGACACAGGATATGGACACATAGAGGACAATCCGCTTGCTGACGGGTGCAAGGTGCTATTTGTTAACACGATGACCGCACAACACAATGTTAACACAAAGTCACGGACAAATTCGCAAAAAAAAAATGCGTTTTTGTCCGTGCATTATTTTTGGGTTTAGATTATGCTCGCAAGACGGTGTGGTAAATCCTGACCGAAACTCAGTGATTATGCTCACGATGAGCTGATAACTTGGAACACGATACTTTAACGGCTTTTAGAGGCGGCCGCGCCAGATCAGCGAAGAGATGGCGGCAAACAGGTTTTGTGGACACGAAGGAGGCTAGACGCGGCTACCACGGATTGGTGAAGGCGTTCCTGCAATTTTGAAGTATCGTACTACGCTCTGAATATGACCACAGGTGTCCCAAAGCCTCTAAATGACATTTTCGCCTAGAAAAGTGTAAAAGATGTGTTGACGAGGTGTAATATATAGGTATAATAGAATCATTGAGAGGCATGGTGCAGCTCACAAACGGAGAAAAACGAATGACAACTTATTATGTGATCGCTGAAAGGTACATCAACAGCAATACTGAAGAGCATGGATATGGTGATTACCCAGAGAGACGCTCTTACATTACTTTGCGAGTGCAAGCTGACACAAAACGCAAAGCGCAAAACAAAGCTAAGAAGATAGACCCAAGAATTTCTTTCAGTGGTATGTTTGGAAACCAAATTTTAGAAACGCATGAAGTGCTTGAACGCACTTACATTGACCGCAATGGTTTAGAGATTAGTTAATTATAAAAACCGGAGAAAAACGAATGTTAGATGTCTTTACAACTTCAACTTATGAAGAAATCCGAAGAGCTACAGTTGATGGTTACGTTGACTTTGATGTGTTTGATCGACAATTGTTTGAGGACATTCGGGATCAGCTCACTCACCCAGATAACTCAGACGCTGCTCACAACGTGATGTATGAGGCTTTCGATCTTTGCGCTGACGCTGGAGAAATCACCAATGCTCTTATGTCATTCATGAATAGCGGTTCGCTGGACAGCGCTCAGTTTGCTCGCAAGATAATGCAGGAAGCTGTTGATAAAATGACCCGTGACGAAATTCAGAAGATCGCGGAGGCTCAATAATGAAGATAGTAAAAGAAAGCCTGTACGCAGCGGCCACCACAATTCTGTTTATGTTTATGCTCATAATGCTGTTAAACGGAATATTCTCGACAGATCCCTATTACAGCGATGCTTGTGAAGGACGCAAAGCGTGGGAAGCGACAGGGCATGACTATGTGGGCATTCCGGCAGGATCTGAGCATTGCGAGCCGTGGAAGCCAACTTATAGATGCGGTAGCGCCTGTGTCAATTGAGCTAAGGCCACACCAGAAGACCGCAGTTGACGCACTCCGCGCCAGCTTGCGGTCAGGCCATAAGAGGCCAGTGCTAGCAGCGCCGTGCAGCATGGGCAAGACGCACATTGCGGCCTATATCTTGATGAACGCTGTGGAGAAGAACAAGCACAACCCAGATTATCGGGCTGTGTTCTTTGTGGACAGGTTGAAGCTGTTGAGTCAAACCACAGATGTGTTCGACAGTCTGGGAGCCAGCTATAGCGTGATGCAAGGTGATGATCCGCGCTATGATCCAAGTAAGCCTATTCAAATTGTCAGCATCCAGACGGCTCTGCGGCGTAAGAGTTTTGGTTTTGACATTGCGGTAGTAGACGAGTGCCATACGCTGTACAAAGGCGTGACAGAGCTTATGAGGCGCTTGAACGGCATACCGTGGATTGGCCTGTCCGCCACGCCGTATGCGAAATCTATGTCTGCCGAAGGCTTGTACGATGACCTGATCGTCACTTGTACGCCGAGGGATTTAATAAGTGACGGATGGTTGACGAAAACAGAGTATTACGTCGGCAGGTCAGTTGACGCTTCTGGACTCAAGACAAAGGCGCTCAGCACTGGCGGCAGTGACTATGACCCGAAGGCTCTAGGCGAGAAGATGCTGGATGATGACACGCTGGCTGGCGATATCGTGCAGAATTACGTCAAGCACAGCAACGGCCTTACCAGACGCGCTTTGTGCTTTGCTCCGTCCATAGCCTACAGTAAGAGCCTAGTTGAGCGTTTCAACTCTGAGATCGGCTCTGAGATCGCCGTACACGTTGATGGCTATATGGACAGGGAGTTACAGAACTACATCTTTGAGGACTTTAAGCGCGGAGATTACAAGATTCTGGTCAATAGCAAGCTGACCAACACAGGCTTTGATGATACGGGCATTGAGATCATCATTGACGCCTACAAGACCAAGAGCCGCATTGCGTGGATTCAAAGAATCGGAAGGTGCTGGCGGATACATCCCGGCAAGGAGAAGGCTACGGTGCTTGATCACGCTGGCAATCTTCAGCATTTTAACTCCTTCCCGGAGGACATCATCCCGCATGAGTTGGATTCAGGTGATCGCAGATTTGATGAGAAGAAGCAGACCAAGCAGGAGGAGCGAGAGCCAATAGTCCGACCTTGCCCAGTATGCCGTAGTGCGATGACAGGCAGGCGCTGCAAGGCTTGTGGACACGTTTTGCCTAGCGATGTGCCTGTGCTGAAGGACAATGGCGAGATGCTTGTGAAGGCTGAGAAAGCAGCTTCAAAACTGACCTCAGCAGCAGTCAGAAGAGAAAAGATGAGCAAAACGGGCAAGCAAGCGTGGTACAGCACACTGCTCTTATATGCTAAGCAGAAAAATTATAAACACGGTTGGGCATATTGGAAATACAAAGAGTCTATGGACTGTTCTCCTTCTGGTTTGCGGCAGGTTGTTGCGAAGGAACCGCTGAAAGAGGCGCTAAAATGGATTCAGTCTGAGAACATCCGGTACTCTCATAGGCGTGACAAGTAGCGTCAGCAGGCGGTGCGTTGGATTCTTCCCAAAAAACACCTGCAGTCAGAGCAAGCCTAATCGCCAATTCGTGGCAACTCCAGCTTGTGATCTGACCGACTGGCCCACGCTACGGGCTTTTCAATTATTTTGAAAAAAGTGTAGAAAAGTGTTGACTCTGTGTGAGATACCAGTAGAATGGGAACCATAGAGCGGCGCGGTGCTGCTCCTTTGAGGAGAAAAACGAATGACTAATCCAGCAAACATCCAAACGGTACAGGCTAAACAACTTAAGAATGGCAAGTATGAATTCACTGCAATCCTCGAAGATGGCTCGCAGGAGATCATTAAAAAGGCTGGAGCTTTCAAGCCTGTCGTAAATGTCTACTCCGTGATAGTAAACGGAAATTCTTACAGAAATGTTGGTAAACACTGCACTTACAACAATAAAGCAGGTGGAAGACAACTTAAATACTGCGAAACCGCAGGTTATAGAATCTGTCACTCGCCCATCAAATCAATGGAAGTCGAGCTGATCTAATCAAAAACTCACAATTAAACCCAGACCCGCTTAACTGCGGGTTTTGTGCGTTATGAGAAGGAGAAACGAATGTGGTATGACCAAGTATTAGACCGTCTGGACAAGGTAAGGCGGCGCGGAGAAGAGAGCTGGATAGCCTGTTGCCCGGTTCACGATGACAAGAATCCCAGCATGACCGTCAGCGTGAAGGACAGAAAGCTGCTGATGTATTGCTTTGCCTGCGGCGCTAAAGGTGATAGTGTGGTAGAATCCATAGGTCTAAATGCAAGTGCGCTGTTTGAAGACAGTAAAGAATTTGACGCTGATCCGCATTATCTTCTGAAGAAAACACAGGAAGATGATGATTTTCTCATTGCGATATACCAAAGCGCAAAGAGATCAGGAGAGCGAATAAAATACAAAGATCACAAAGCCTACATGGAGGCTATGGCCCGTAGGCATAATCGAACTGAGGCTGGCATAGCTCAGACAATTATCCCAGAGACACAACAAGAGTTTCTGTAATGGCCAGACCAGAGAAAGTATTTACCGATGATGAGGTAGCCGAGGTAGAAAGGCTTGCTCCATCATTAACCCAGCAGCAGCTCGCTGATTATTTCTGTATTAGCGTCAACACGTTAAAGGAAATCATGAAGCGGGATAGCAGAGTTTCTGATAGTTATAAGCGTGGCCTGACCAGAGCTGGCATCATTATGGTTGAGAAGCTCTATGACAAGGCTATGGAAGGTGATCATCCAAGCATGAAGCTCTGGCTGTCTCAAAGGATGGGATGGACCGAGAAGAGCCGTCAGGAGATATCAGGCCCAGAGGGAAGGCCGATTGAGAAGGACTACCACGTTACCATTGAAGTGGTGAATCCGGGAGACCTAGACTGAATCTGCAGATCGCTCCAAAGCTGTTACCAGTGCTTGAGGCTAAACAACGCTTCATTGTGGTCTACGGCGGTAGAGGCAGCGGCAAAAGCTATGGCCTAGCATCCCTGTGTCTCCTAAAGGCACTGCGCGGCCAGAAGATCGGAGCCTTCCGAGAGTTTCAGAACTCTATTGATGACTCGGTACACAGCCTGCTGGCCTCGCAGATAGAGAGCTACGGGCTTGAGGACTTTGAGGTCCAGAACAATCAAATACTCTTCAACGGTGAACCTAGCTTTAAATTCAGAGGCTTGGCCCGCAACGTCGAGGCCGTTAAGTCGATGTTCGGCTTCAACCTTTTCTGGGTAGAGGAGGCTCAGACAATATCATTCGATAGCCTCAAGGCTCTCACTCCCACTCTCCGAGAGCAGGGCAGTCAGATATGGCTGTCGGGTAATCCACGGTCAAGCACTGATGCTTTCTCTGAGCGCTTTATCAAGCCATTCGAGAAGCAGCTTAACCGTGATGGCATATACGAAGACGATATGCACCTAGTGATCCGAATGAACTACGAAGATAACCCGTGGTTTGTGAAGACTCCGCTAGAACAGGAGCGGATACATGATCGGCAGAATTTGCCCAGAGCTATGTACGAGCACATCTGGGAGGGTAAGCACTTAGATACGGTGCAGGACAGTATCATAGAGCCCGATTGGTTTGATGCCGCGATAGACGCTCATAAGAAGCTTGGATGGAAGCCAGAGGGTGCTTTGCTTGCTTCGCATGACCCGTCGGATGAGGGCGGTGACAGCAAGGGTTACGCACTGCGCCACGGCAACGTCATTCTGGATGTGTGTGAAAACTTAACAGGTGATGCCAATGAGGGTATGGACTGGGCCTTGGACAAGGCAGTAGCAGCTCAGGCAGACCACTTCATCTGGGACTGTGACGGTCTTGGGATAAGCCTCAAGCGACAAGTAGATCAGGCGCTTGAAGGCAAGAAGATGGAGTATCACATGTTCAAGGGTTCCGAGTCGCCTTATGACCCAGAGATGCCATACACGTTAGGCGGAAGCCAGAGAGCAAAGACTAATAAAGAAACCTTCTTTAACAAACGTGCCCAAATGTGGTGGACTTTACGGGATAGGTTTGAGGCAACGTATCGGGCTGTGGTGAAGGGCCAGTACATCAATCCAGAAGAGCTGATTAGCCTGTCATCAGACATTGATAGCATTGAGCAGTTGCGCTCTGAGGTTTGCAGAATTCCGTTGAAGCGCTCAAACTCTGGTAAAATCCAGATACTGAGCAAGATAGAAATGGCGAAGAAGCCGTATTCAATACCTTCTCCGAATATGGGCGATGCTTTAATGATGTCGATGCACTCGCCAAAACTTAAAAATGTGAAACCTGTAGAGATAAATTTCTCAGGATGGAAGAATTATGGCTAGTTATGATGATGGCAAAGAGCTAGAGGATCGCGGTGCGACTGAGGACGATCTTGCCTACAAAGCAGATTACGAGGAGCATCAGGACGTTATCGAGCTGCTTGATAAGTGCCAGCAAGCAGACAAGGACAACCGTGAGCGCGTCAGAGAAGCTCATTTGTTCTTGGACAAGCGCGATGGTCAGTGGGAACCCTACTGGTGGAACTCTAACGAAGCCAAGCCGCGCTATACGTTCGATATGGTGAATCCCATAGTGGATCAGGTTGCCTCTGAGATAGAGCAATCCGACTACGACATCCGAGTATCTCCAGCTGGAGGTGATGCAACTAAAGACCTTGCCATTGCCTATGACGGCATCATCCGCAACATTGAGCAGATGTCTAACGCTAAGACGACCTACGCCCAGTGCGCTCGCAATATGGTGATCGGCGGGATGGATGGCTGGCGCGTGGTCCAGAAGTACGTTGATGATAATAGCTTCGACCAAGACCTAGCCATTGAGCATGTCGGTAACTTCGTGGACCGGGTGTGGTTCGATCCCGCAGCTGAGAATCAAGATAAGTCTGACAGTCGGTATGCGTTTGTGCTTCACGCAATGGCGAAGGATGAATACGAGGCCAGATTCCCTGAAGGCTCTGGTGAAAGCGTAGATGATGACCGAGAGGGCGAAGCATACTACGACAAGGCTGAGTGCATTGTGGTTGGTGAGTTTCTGTATCTTGAGTCAGAAGACCGCGAGCTGGTCATGATGTCCAACGGTCAGGTGCACGAGGTTAATGAGGACTTTGACAAGGTTGTAGATGATCTAGCAGCCATTGGTGTGACAGAGGCAAAGCGCCGGACCCGCAAGAAGCACTATGTTTGTTCGAGGTTCTTTGATGCGAAGGACTTCCTTGAGGACAAGAAAGAGACCGTATTTTGCCGAATCCCAGTGGTCCCTGCTTACGCCAACTTCAAGATATTCGAGAATAAGACAATCTACTGGGGAGTAGTTGAGAAGCTGCTTGATCCGCAGCGGGTGATGAACTACAGCGTATCCCGTGAGATTGAGGAAGGTGCGCTTGCTCCGAGGGCCAAGTATTGGATGACAATGGCTCAGGCTTCAGGGCATGAGAAGCAGCTCCAAACTTTAAATACCAACGCTGATCCGGTTCAATTCTACAACGTAGACCCAGAGTCACCTGCCGTGCCACAGCAGCAGGGAGGAAGTCAGGTCAATCCCGGACTGGCGCGGATATCTGAGTCTATGCGAGCAATCATAGGTCAGACGGCTGGTATGTTCGCTGCGAATATGGGAGACAATCCCGGTCTACAGTCTGGCGTTGCTATCAAGCAGTTGCAGGACCGTGGGACCAATAGCACGATGAAGTACAGTCGCGGCCTAGAGATTGCGGTAGCGGCTACAGGAAGGCTCCTAAAGGATGCTATACCGATGGTCTACGACACAGAGCGTCAGGTCAGGATACTCCGAGAGGATGAGTCCTACGATATGGTGCCAATCAATCAGAAGGTGATCGACAACGCCACAGGCGAGATTGTCACCGTCAATGATCTGCAGGTTGGAACCTATGACGTTACCTGTCGGGCTGGCCCTAGCTTCCGCAACCGTCAGCAGGAGACCATCGAAGCAATCACGACACTGGCTCAGACTGATCCGAGCCTGATGCAGATCGCGGGTGACCTTTTGTTGCAGAACATCTCCACTCCGGCGGCGTCACAAATCGCAGAGCGCAAGCGGATACAGATGATCGCGCAAGGTCTCATTCCTCAATCTCAGATGACCGAGGAAGAGCTGCAAGAGATGGCCGCTAAGATGCAGGCGCAAGGACAGCAGCAGGCTCCTGATCCGGCTATGGTGCTCGCACAGGCAGAGCAGATGAAGGCTCAGGCTGACATGATGAAGGCGCAGATAGATGCCCAGAAGGTGCAGAACGACACCTTGAGGATACAGCTGCAAGCCCAGAACGATCAAAACGAGCTGGTAGCCGAGCAAGCCAAGACGCAAGTTGATGTCTTCAACGCCCAAACCAATCGCATAAAGGCGCAGGTAGAGGCTGAGAAGGCTGGTGCTACGATAGACCACACCAACATAAAGGCGTTTGGTGACCAGCTAGACAACCAAGAGCAGATGACCGATATGATGGATGAGCAGGAGCGCAAGGCCCGGATGGCTATGATGTCCGACGTGGACCTAATGAGGATTGCTAACAGTGGCTGAGCAAACATCTCTGCGCCAGTTTATTCCTGAGCCTACTACGTCATTGATGAGCGTAGAGGGCTTGTCTGGCTACACACAGCAGAATCCTTTACCAGTTGATGAGAGGGACAGACAGGAAGCCGCAAGGGAGCTGAGCCGCAGAGGCATAACAGCGCAGGCTCCTGTGCCGTCCAATCAGAGCGTGATGGCTGCGCCTACGTCATACAATCCGTTTAATCCTGCGTTTAGAGAGACCGCAAGATCAGCTCTAAATGACTTCTTTGGCGGTAGCAATATTGCAGGCAGAGAAGGTTATCGCACAGGCCAGCTAGTAGATACTGCGGTAGGAGCGATGGACTTCATTCCC